CCGAGCACCCCGGCAACCTGCACATCATGGGGCGGTAGATCGTGGGCCTGTTCGGACCGCGTCAGCGCCGCGACTTCTTCGGCATCACCGGCGCGCAGGATCTGGTTCCACTACGGTTCGGCGGCGGCACCCGTAAGGTCGGTAACCAGGTCATCACCGACGACCGGGCGATGCGGCACTCGGTGGTCTGGGCGTGCCTGAAGCTACGTGCGGGACTACTCTCCTCATTCCCGGTGGACCAGTACCGCGATGTGCTCGGCGTGCAGACCGAATGGCCGTACAAGCCTACGATCTTGACCGACCCGGGCGGTACGAAGGTCTCCATGAGCAAGTTCATGAGCATGACCCAGATCGACCGGGACCGTTCCGGTAATGCTGTGGGCCTGATCGTGGAGCGCAGCGCGATGAAGAGCCGCTACTACCCCGAAGGCCTGCCCGCGCGGATCGAGCTGAAGCCGGCGGCCGCGTGCTCGTACATCGAGCGCAAGGACAGGCCGGACGTATGGCGCATCGACGGCAAGTTCTACGATCCGCGCGACGTCTACCACGAGACGAGCAACCAGATCGCCGGGTTGAAGGTGGGCTTGCCGACGATCGTCTACGCGGCGCTGGCCATCGGCGAGGGCATGTCGATGCAACAGCACGGCCTCGACTGGTTCGGCTCGGGCGGTATCCCGAAGGCCCGGATGCGCAACATCGCGAAACGGCTGAATCCTAGCGAGATCGCGACCGCGAAGCAGTGGTATGCCGACACGATCAACAACGGTGATGTGCTGGTCACGGGCAATGACTGGGAGTACGACTTCATCCAGTCGCAGACCGCGGGCATGGAGTTCATCGAGGGCCGCAAGATGTCCGACACGGCCATCTGTCGATTCTTCGACACCCCCGCGGACCTTGTCGACGTGCAGGCCAGTAGCGGCGGCAGCATCACCTACGCGAACATCACGCAGCGCAACACCCAGTTCCTCATTTACCACATGGGTCCGACAGTGACGGACCGTGAGGAAGACCTGACTCGCCTGCTCCCGCAACCGCGATACGTCAAGCTCAACACTGACGCGCTGCTGCGGATGGATCCGGAGACGCGACAGGTGGTCATGCGCTCCCGCATCGAGGGTCGCCAGCTGACCAACGCCGAGGCTCGCGGTCTGGACAACATGAAGCCGCTGACCAGCAAGGACAAGGACGAGTTCATCGAGATCTACGGTGTGCCGAAGCCCCGGTCGCAACCGCTGGTCAACATCGAGGACGCGAGCAAGCCCCCCGCATCCCCCAAACCCGGCCCGGCTCCCGAGCCGGCTCCGGCGCAGTAAGGAGAGGTCATGGCACGAACGATGGCAACCATCACCGAGCGGCGTGCGGCGGCCGACCTGCGCCGGCGGCAGGCCGGCGAGGCCGGCGAGCGTGGCGGTGAGGCCGCGTTCCGGCAGTACCGCTCGGCGGCCCCGCATCCGAACGGGTTCCGGAGGCCGCCCGCCATGGGCACCGAACTGTTCGGCCAGGTGGACAAGCGGAACAACAAGGAGTTTCTGCACACGTGGGGGTTTTTCAGCCGCTACTCCCGCGCCTACCCGATGTGGGACTCGTTCGGCGAGTACGAGGAGCTCGTCGCGCGGGGGGCGGGTCGCCAGACCATCGCCAGCGACCCCGACGTGCCGTTCCTTCTCAACCACACGGGCACCACGATGGCGCGCACTCGCGCGGGCACTCTCATTCTTGAGGAGCGCGATGAGGGCGGGTATCACGATGCGTGGCTGAATCTGGACCGCGAGGACGTCCGCACCTTGCAGTCGGCCCTGCGCGACAAGCTGATCACCGAGATGTCCTTCAAGTTCATGATCCCCGAGGGTGCGGGCGAGTGGTCGGACGACTTCATGACGTACGAGATTCGGTCGTACGACTTGGAGCGCGGCGACGTTTCGGCGGTCAACTACGGCGCCAACCCCTTCACGGACATTGCTGCCCAGACCCCCGATGTGCTGGACGCGATCGAGTACCTTCCCGAAGGCGCCTTGCGAGAGGCGGCCGGCCGGCTCGCCAAGCGCGGCGCTGCATCGCCCGAGCCTCAGCGACGCGAGCGCATCGAGGTCTCGCACGCCCGACGCCGAGTCGACCCGACCGCATCGCCGGCGGTGCGCCGGCTGCAGGGCAAGGTCGCCCGGACGACGGCACGCTATGTCGACCTGGCCGCCCGGACCGGAATGAGTGTCGAGCAGGTGCTCACGGCGCAACTGCCGTGGTATGAGATCCGGGCTCAGGCCGACGGCGAGAGCGCGGCCGGCGCCGAGTCGACGGACATCCTGATCTACGACGAGATCGGCGGGTCGTTCGGGGTCGACGCCAAGACGTTCGCCGAAGATCTGGCCGCAATCACCACGCCGCGGATCAATATCCGCTTCAACTCTCCCGGCGGGAGCGTCTTCGACGGCGAGGCCATCCACTCGTCGATCATGCATCACCAGTCGCGCACGGTCGGCTACGTGGACGGCCTTGCGGCCAGCGCGGCGAGCCTGATCCTAATGGCGTGCGACGAGATCGTGGTGATGCCCGCTGGCGAGATCATGATGCACGACGCGAGCATGACGACCCAGGGCAACGCCGCCGATCACGGCAAGGGTCAGGCCTACCTCGATCGGCACTCCGGTCACCTGGCCGACATCTACGCGGCCCGGATGAAGACCACCCGCGATGTGGCCCGTGAGCTGATGCTGGCCGAGACGTGGGCGTTCGCCGACGAGGCGATCGAGCTGGGTCTTGCTGACCGACAGGGCGGCCGTGGGGATTCGCTTACCGCGGGCGACCCGGGCGAAGAGCGGATGGCCCGCAAATTCAACATGGGCGACTACCAGTACCGCTACGCCAACCGCGAGGCCGCCCACTCCCCCCGGACCTACCGGGTCAAGGCCGAGCCGCTGATGGCCGAGGTCAGGAGCGCTGCTGGTGATCAGCGGTCTACCGCGCCGAAGGGTACGGGCCGTAGTATCGCGTATCTAGAGGCGATCTACGACCTCGAAAACTAGTTCGGCATCGCGACGGTCAGATCGCGACCAGCACGACCGGCAGTCAGACCGGATGATCAGCAAGACCCCATCATCTACAGCACAGCCACGCGGGCCAGATACCGGCAGTCAGACCGGGGGACGGTAGAACGACGCAACCCCGGCACTCAGACCCGGCGAGCCCGTTCCTGCGCGGCAGGCTAACCACCTGCTACGTAAGGAGACGTCGCCATGCCAGCGACGATCGAAGACCTCATCATCAGCCTGGAAGCCGAGCGCGACCAGGAGAAGCGGGACCGGGAGCGGTCCCTCAACGAGGTGCGGGGAATCCTCGCATCGGCGCGCGGCGAGGGCCGGGCGGAACTGACCGAGCAGGAAGACGAAGCGGTCGAGCGGTCGCACAAGCGGGCCGAGGACTGCAAGCAGCGACTGGTCGGCGTCGAGCACCGGCTGGACATCGCCCGGCGGACCAAGGTCGCCGAGATGGAGACCGATCAGGCGCTCGCCGAGCGTTCGCCGTCGGCGGCCAAGCCGCTGCCCGAGCGGCGCGGCACGTCGGGTGGGACCGAGACTCGCGGCTACGACAAGCAGGCCCGGGTCGGCCAGGAGGAGCGCACCTACCACCGGGGCAACACCGGCGACGGTGGTCCCTTCCTGCGCGACCTGGCCATGCAGTACATGTTCCGTGACATCGAGGCTGAGACCCGACTTGCGCGGCACATGCAGGAGGAGCGGGTCGAGCGCGGCCAGTACCTCACCCGCGCGGCAGGCACCGGCGCGTTCGCCGGCCTGACCGTCCCGCAGTACCTCACCGACATGTACGCCCCGGCGACTGCCAACCTGCAGCCGTTCGCGGACGTCTGCAACCAGCACGACCTGCCCGAGTCGGGCATGACCGTGAACATCTCGCGGATCACCACGGCGACCAGCGTGGCGCTTCAGGCGTCGGAAAACGCCTCGGTTTCTGAGACGAACATCGACGACACGTTGCTGACCATCCCGGTGCAGACTGCGGCCGGCCAGCAGACGCTGTCGCGGCAGGCGATCGAGCGCGGTACGGGCGTCGAGGGCATCGTCATGGACGACCTCTTCCGCCGGTACGCGACGACCAAGGACTCCACGCTGATCAACCAGGCCACGACCGGCCTGTCGGCGTCGGGCACCTCGGTCCCGTATGTGGACGCCAGCCCGACGTCAGCCGAGCTCTGGCCGAAGCTGCTGGGTGCGGCCTCCGGTGTCGAGCAGGCCCTGATTGGTATGGGTAACGCCGACATCGCGGTCATGCACTCGCGGCGCTGGTACTGGATGCAGAGCCAGCTCACGAACTCGTGGCCGCTGGTCTCGCAGCCCGGACTGGGCGGCACCGGCAACGACGGTGCGATGGCGATCAACAACGGCACGGCGTATGGCAAGGGTTCGCGCGGCATGCTGCCGTCAGGCCTGATCGTGATCACCGACAACAACATCCCGATCACCAAGGGCGGCGGCACTGAGGATGAGATCTACGTGACCTCGTCGCAGGAGTGCCACCTCTGGCAGGACCCGAACGCGCCAGTGTTCATTCGTGCCGAGCAGCCCCAGGCTGCTGCCCTCGGTGTCCTGCTCGTGCTGTACGGGTATTTCGCTTACACCTTCGGGCGCTTCGCCAACTCAGTCGGACTCATTGGCGGGACGGGCCTCATAGCGCCAGTCTTCTGAGTTGTGGTGTATGTCCAGTTCGGGTGGAGAGAGGGGGATCGACTAAGATGAACGAGACAAGGTCGACCCCCGCGACGCGACAACGTC